CTCGCTTTCTACGCGAGCATTTTACGAACTATACAAGATGTACCGTTTATACCGCATCGAACGCAGGATATGGAAATTGAAAACCCTTATTGGGTATTCACCGCAGATGAATACTGCGGATAAACTGCTTCGACGTGATTTGTACAATAAACACGAGTATGGAAAAACTCGTAAGGGTAGGAAAAGCCCAGGAAGAAAGAAGAAGAGGAAGATTCATTTCGATGGATACCAACCTCAATTTGGAACTGCTAGCGGAACAGCTGTTCTCAATTCATTGGAAAAACTTTCTTCCGCAAATTGTATTGACCTTGAAGAGGACACTATCGCGAAAATCGAAAATGTTGTTCTTCTAGCAGGGAGTTTGAAAGATGTATCAACTGTCACACAATTTGTGTCTATTCTTGGATTATATATCAAGACCCACTATGGACGAGACAAGAGCATGGTATTACATGCCAGCTCATATATCTCGGAAGTTTTGGAGACACCATATAATGTGCAATCTGGTACGTTTGATCTCCCGGAGAACGAAACACCAAACTGGCTTAAGGTATTGAAATCGGCACAGAATAATTGGACTTTAATGTACAAGAATCCTGGCTTTTCTAAAATATCTAAAGTATTAAGTATGTGTATCGCTCTAGGTCTATGCGATTCTTCTAATGTCAATTTCGAACTCGCAGGAATGCGATTGTTTTCGATAGGTGCTGCTCCCAAGCATACCACTGCCGTAGATTTAGTCGATGCTGTTTTTGAAACGGTCGTCTACTTTGCAGAAGGTGGATACTTGTGTTTCCAACAGGGATCATTTATGCCTCTCCTTTATGGGGGGTTGAATGAGCAAAACTTTGAAGAGAATTATATCAAAGCCCAGCGATGTTTCGATCTAGCGAAAAGTGGAAACTTAGCAAAAGAAGGAATGACCGAGAATGATTTTGATGCGCTTATGGATCTAGCTCTGCGACAATGCAGAGTTTTGAAAGATAACGCACGAGGATCTCTCGAGAAGAATGTCTTTATGCGACGTTTGGAGAACTTGAATCGTCTCTCCACTGAATTCAACCAAGTACGTGTCGAAGGAGGATTACGGGTCACACCGTACTCCATCGGCATTTTCGGAGGAACTTCAGTAGGTAAATCCACTATTTCAAATATCTTGATGGTGACCACATTACTTTCCAATGGTTACCAAGCGACTGATGACCGATTGATCACTCTGAATGAGACTGATAAATTCTGGTCGAACTATCGATCGTATATCAATGCTATATTGAACGATGACGTTGGAAATACCAAAGCCGCTTATGTGGATAATCCAC